TTCTCTGCAACGCAAACGACTCGTTCTGGTTATAGTAACTCGGATGTTGGGCTTGAAGATACGTCCGAGTCTTTTGGATTACCCGCTACGGCCGATCTAATGTTTGCTCTTATCTCTACCGAAGAATTAGAACAGCAAGGCCAATTGATGGTCAAGCAATTAAAGAATAGATATAATGATCCAACAAAACATAAACGGTTTGTTATTGGCGTAGATAGAGCTAAAATGCGGCTATATGATGTTGAAGAAGGTGAGCAAACACTTATGGATGATACACCAGTTTTTGATAAATCAACTAGCGGAGATCGTATGCGCTCTGAAAAATTTGAAGGGTTTAAGCTATAAATGGAAGTAAGATTAATTTCATATTCACAAACAACGGAGAACTTACATGTCGGTAAAGATGTCCAGGAGCTCATCGCTTATTGCGCCCGTGTCTCCAATCCATCGAACCAAATTAACGAGGAAACGTCGGCAAAACTGTTACGTTATCTTGCACAACACAAACATTGGTCGCCTTTCGAAATGGTGTCTGCTTGCCTAGAAATTGAAACTACTCGTGATATTGCACGTCAAATGCTACGTCACCGGTCATTTTCTTTTCAGGAGTTTAGTCAACGATATGCTGACGTTGATAGTCTTACTACTGACAATGTTTTAAGAGAACCTCGATTGCAAGACACTAAAAATCGTCAAAATAGTATTGAACTTGATGAAGTTTTAGATAGCGATGCAAGAGTTGATATATTAATGGAGTGGTATAAGCTTCAATCAGAAGTAACGCTGGCCTCAAGAAAAGCGTATACATGGGCACTAGAAAATGGCATTGCTAAAGAACAGGCCCGTGTAGTTTTACCTGAAGGTATGACTACTTCTAGACTATATGTAAATGGAACCCTGCGCAGTTGGATCCACTACATTGAACTTCGATCTGGTAATGGTACTCAGAAAGAACACATTGAATTAGCAAAAGCTTGCGCAGAAGCAATTTCTAAAATTTTCCCTAATATTATGGAGTATGTTAATGAATAAAAAGGATGAAAATAATCACGTTGCTGGTGACATGGAACTAGGTAACATGTATAATGTTAGCTTAAATCCTGACACCTTTACTATTTCGCTTGACCCTAATTATAAATTTAATGAAGGCGAGCTGATTAATGAGTTCAAAAAATATATTGATAGTACTTATGATGCTCACTATTCAAAAGACAAATTTCAAGCAACAGAGTTTATTATTGATGGCGGCCACGGCACAGGCTTTTGCATTGGTAATGTAATGAAGTATGCTCAAAGATATGGGAAAAAAGGAGATGCAGCTGAACAGCGTAAAGATCTTTTGAAAGTTTTACATTATGCGCTTATTCAGCTGTATATCCACGATGAAGAAAATAACACTACTGAGCTTTCTTTTTCTCTATAGCTTCTTTAGTATAAAACGCTGCAACAATTGCTGCGACTGAAACAAAGTATGTTGGCGCCATATCACCTAAGATATTTGCTGCATCCTTTAATCCAATAAAAATAGAAAATACGACTAAAGCAGGATATAACAGCATTCCAAATAAGGCAAACCACGCCATGTTACGCTGTGCATCTTGCTTTTTGTCTTCATTATCTAATCGCATCATTCTTTCATCCATATCTAACTCCTCGTCGGTAACTATTCCGTCACCGTCAATATCATACTTTTCATAAGCAGAATCTGCTTCTAATTTTTTTTGAGCTGCCACCTTTTTCTCCTGCTAGTTTCTATTAGCTAGTGGGTTATCCAAAGCTTTAGTTAACTTATCATTTAACCGGTCTTCTAGGTTTTCAAGTTCACGCTTGACATATCCTTCAAGGCCGCTTATCTTATCATCATAGCGCTTGTCAGTGTCATTAATAAACTCACGAACATATTCTTTATTTTTTGAAGCAATCGATTCAGATTCCTCAACAGTAGTTCGTAACTCATCTTCTACATTGTCAATATCATTCTCAACTCTATCAACAATCTTTTCAACACGTACAATGTCTTGCCTTGTGTCTGACTTTGCATCACGCACTGTGTCGACAAAATTTTCTGATATTTCTTTAGTTGCTCTCATTTCTTCTTCAAGAACAGAAAGCTTTTCATGGATAGCCGATAGATCCGGCGCTGTATAGTTTTGGATCTGTTCTTTCATATCCATATAGTCTTTATAGAACTCAAAGCCTGCCCAAAGGCCACCGCCAAGAGTACCGATTAGTGGAAGGACCAATAGCAGCTTACCGCCACTGACCTTGATACCACCATACTCTACTTCTGCCATTAGTCTCTCCTATATTGCAGATCTTCCATAGCACCAAAGGTAGGATCATTTAAGAACCATCTTGCATAAGCATGGTCAACAACCGGCTTTGGCGGATAGAAGTTAATTTGATTAATTTCTTTTGTTGTATATTCATCCTTAAATTCAGGGACATAACTTATCAATGCAAGTAAACGTCTTTGTATGTCCATCTGTTGTTCTAGAGTTACTGCTGCTTCTAACTCCAGCGTAGTCTCTATCGCCTTTTGTGCAATGAGCATCCGCATTTTGTCCCGCCGAGAAGTGTTCGGGTTTGGAACTCTTTTCCGTTCATCGTCTTGGTTGTCAACTCGCTCCACTCCGTCGGGCCGATCACTATTATCGGACACTTGTACTTCCTCGTTCTCGTCGACACTATTCTGTTCTTCCAACTTTGCGATTTCTTTTTCAATGTCGTCCTCCATGTTCTGCTCGCCTTCAGTCATAGTCGGATCATCGAAGTCACTTTCAGTTGTGGATTCTTCTAACTTAGCTATTTCTTTTTCTATATCATCTTCTAAGTTGAGCTCGCCATCATTATATTCTTGTTCTTCTTTTTCTAGTTGAGCAATTTCTTTTTCTATATCGTCTTCTAATTTTAAGAAGTCTCCGTCGAAGGTTCCCATATCAGGCTCAACTTCAACTACTTCCTCATTATATTCGAACTTAAATAACTCTTCTTCAAATTCGAATGTAAAAAAATCTTCTTCTTTATATTCTGTTTCTAAAACGTCTTCAATTATGGGGTCATATAAGTCTACTACATTGTCATCTTCAAATAAGTCTACGTAGCCTCTGCACTGTTGGTCATATTGTGGATCTAATTTGCACTGCTCATCAAAGTATGCTGCATTATATCCTGCACAACCAGGATCCCATAAAGGATCAGCCTGACAATTGGCGACATAATAGTCTGGACAACTTGGATCACTGGCAGGATTTTGTTGACAAATCAATGTTTGATTTGCATTTGAGTATCCAGGACATGACGGATCGAATAGAGGATTTTGCCGGCACTGTTGGTTAAACAATGCATTAGCATAACCAGGACAGTTTGGATCTGAAGCAGGATTTACACTGCACATATCAGGCATAAGGACAAGTGAACCACTTAGATTCTTTACCTTCGGTCCGTACATCCCGTTCCAGTAGCCGTTATCTTTACCACGAATAGTAACTTCTATCTCATCAATTGTAACTCCAGGAATTAGCGCTGTTGGCGAAAAGCTTAATACGTCTTCAACCATATAACCACTAGACTTAGTTTGGCTGTAATCCCATTCTTCGCTATAAATGTTAATGCCACTTGAATAAACATCAACGGTAATTACCAGATCATCTAAACATTGACCATTTACTTTGGCTGCCTGACATGAACCGTTAATTGTATTGGTATTTTCATTCTTCCATTGCCATGTAGCGGCATAGCCAGCAATATCAAATCCAGCGCCAACAAGCGCCTGATTAATAGCCATGTTTGTAATCCATGTATCGTCAGTGTATGAAAAATGAAGTATGTAATCTGTAGCTGCAGCCGAACTACAAACCCCATTTACACATGATGTGGAGTTTGTAATGTATGTTTGATTTCTAGAAGTTCCTCCACCTTGACGAGAAAAGTCACCTTGGTCAAGTATCTCCTTGATAGTATTATCTACAGGATCAAGACACGGCGTACCGGTCAACGGATTTATAGTTCCATCCGTTGAGGGTACGCAGCTTGTACTAACTTGTGCGCTAGAGTAAGAGTAGGAGCAAAGCCAAGCCGCTAAGACCAGCAGCAACCGCGCCATTACGCTTCTGAACATCATCGCCGTCCTTTATCACTTCATATTCTGGTATACGCCCTTTATTGGCTTCCCACTTATCCGCAGCAGCTTCACCAATTTCTCCGAGGTATGGACAAGGTGTTCCTGCCATTTCCATCGCATCGTATACTCTTCTATCCTGACAAAGGACCGATACTGCGGCAACTTTCATGCCCATATCGTATAATGTTTTTGATATTTTTAATCTCTCGCAGTTTTCATCACGAACCATTTCACCGGTAGAGATACCGAGAATCTGTGTCTGCACGGCACCCGATATACCGCTAAGGCACAAATCGGATGACGAGGAACCAACACCTGGTGAGATTGCGCTAGGTGGTGGTGAAATAACAATCGTTCTTGACTCAGCCTCAGTATTGACAGTTGAATCCGATTGGGTGTTAGTATTTACGTTAGAAGTTGTTTGCGCAGCCACACTAGTCACGGACATCATAATCAAAACTGCGGCCGCCAGGATGCTACGCATAAAATTTCTCCAAAAGTTAGAAAGTTACATTACCTTCCAATGCTATTTATAATTTTTAGGTTTACAGTGTCAAAATTTTATGGTATAATAGATGTATAAATAAAATTGTAATGATGAAGCAAGCTAAACGCTAAACTGGACGCGGGGGCAGTACCCGCCGCCTCCACCATAAGCACATCTATTGGGTGTTCTTATGATGGGGGCGAACTAGGATCGACAGGTAGTTAATAGGTAAGTGGAGTTACACGGTTGATCGCGTAATAGATCAAACTAAGTAAAGGCAAACGATAACTTTGCTCCTGAGATGCGCCTAGCGGCATAATCTCTGGGCCCGCCGGAGCCTCGAAACAGAATCCGGCAACTTATTCAAGGTATTTGATATGAAGTTTTTGAACACAAATCCAAAAAGACAATTCAGGCAATACAAAAATCTATATGCATACGGCTACTCAGACTATGAAGACTGGGAAGTTTTGGAAGCTATTGAGACCGGTGAGAATTTTTTGCCTCATGGTCAATTTGCTTATATCTGGATTAAAGATGGCGAATACTTTTTTATGTGCGATCATCTTTGCACAACCAATATTTACTATACAGATAAATATGTGACATCATCGTATGATCAAATTACAAAAGTCATTGAAGATGAGACACCTTGTAAAATATATCATGAGCAAATTGAACTTCTAAAAACTCATACGGTTGGACCATTTACTCCATACGAATCAATAAAAAGAGTAGAGCCAGATCACTATGTTGACGCATCTGGTTCTCACATGTATTTTGATTCTATGAACATTCAAACAAATGTAAATCCTGATGAAGATGCAGCGATGCATTATCTTTATAATTTTGCGCAAAGGATTCCAGAGAATCCTGTTGTGGCATTTAGTGGAGGAAAAGATTCTTATTTAGTAGCTCAACTCCTAAAAAGATAT